TGCAATGCTTTCACTGACTCACCACCTTATTGTACAATTTGCATATCACCAAACACATTTCTTAGATCGTGAACCTTGGTTTACGGGCTATGAGATATTGGGTGATGATATTCAGATTTTTGATAAGGCTGTGGCTGAAAGATACTTGAAAATATGTGATGAACTTGGAGTCTCTATTAACTTGTCAAAATCGATTGTGTCACAACAATTGAGACCGGTTGTAGAGTTTGCCAAAAGAACTTCTCTGGATGGTGTTGACGTCTCGGCGCTTTCATGGAAAATGTTAGCTTCTCAAGATAATGCACCTGGAAGAGTTCTGATTGCAGAGAAATTGTATAAGAAGGGAGTTATTAAGAATCTATCTTCTTCACTCGCTTTAAGTACCTGTAGTAGATTTGGTTCAGTGAACCTTGCATATCCTATCATTTCTTTATATACTAGTATGTTTAAAAACAAATTAGTATCTATTAAATGATTGTGTGAACGCTTGGTAGATCTTTCTCTTTTCGATATTTCAATCGGAAAAAGAAGACTTCCTAGAGTTTCCGTAAGGGAGTTCCAGGAAGTAACCAAACTTATTGAAAACAAGTTGCCTCTATGGAATCTGCATTCGGATTCTCCGGATTCAGATCTCGATAGAGAGGCAATCTATCTAAACCGTTACGAGGGAGCGTTGGAATACGTTCTCAGATTACGGATTAGACGATTGTCAGCTTACTTAGTGTCTCAAGAGTTTATCGATAATATTTCTTCTCGTTTTACGGAAAGATTACTATCTCGTTACGTAGTTACGGATAAGGGTACTGATATGAAAATCGATACTCCTATAATTGACTTCGTGACACCAGAACCTGGGTCATGAATGTTTGTTGTAAAAGACTTATTTTATGATCTAATTATGGATAGATATTTCACTAAACTTTCCAAACTTTTAGAAGTTGATTCTCATCTTCTTAAGTTGGAGGAATTAATGGAACATCTAGATAAACTCGAAGGAGAGAGACGCGCAATGGAACTTAGTTTACGTGCTTCAGATACAAAGAGACGGATAGAAATATCAAGTGATCTTTATATTCTGAAATCGTTAGTTAAAGTCCAAAACGTGAAGACTGAGACTTGGTTGAAAGACCAGGAATCAACTATGTAGTTGTATTCGTATAATGGTGGTATTTTCCACTCCTGTTACATTCGATCATTGAGAATTTCTTGTACCGTTAAAATCGGTAAAGAACCTTGTTGATTTCATGC